CACTGTCTACCATATTCTTCAAATGGTAGACGTGCCTTTTATTCCGGTCGAGTGGGAAGCCCTTATGGAACGCTACGGCGGGGATAAAGAAGGACTTAAAGGTAACACTATAGTGGGCCGCTACCTGGGCAAAATGAAGCTCAAGCAGTTTGCGGACTTGACTTGGGGCGACACAGAGCGCCTAATCGAAGAACATAACGAAAAATTGCGCAAATTAAAAGTTTTAGAAGAAGAACAGCGCATGCGCTACAAGCAAGCACTCATTTCTGAAGGCGCTACCCCCGAAGAAGCCGAGCAAGCATCCGACTTAAACCTAAAAGATGTGTTTGACTTTGGTTCAATGATAACAAAAGAAGAAAAACAGGTACTTACGCTAAAGTGGGGCAAGCTTTATAACGAAGAAGAGTGGCTTTTTCTAGAACAATTCTATAATCAGATGCATGACAGCTATGATATACAGACCGCAAGCCATGAAGATTACCTAAAAATGATTGCAAAGACCTCGCTAAAGATGAATCAAGCCATAGATATCGGTGATATTGATGGTTTTAACAAGCTCAGTAAGACTTATGACACCCTGATGCGGTCGGCCAAGTTTACTGCGGCGCAAAATAAGGCTGAAAGTGAGAATTTTATCGATTCTATTGGTGAAATGGTGGCCCTATGTGAGGCTGAAGGCTTCATTCCACGCTATCATGCGCGCGAAGATCAAGATGTTGTCGATATAACTATTAAAGATATTACAAATTATCTAGATAATTTGGTAAAAAACGAGTTAAATTTAGGCGCTTTGATCGAATCTGCGCTTAAACAGATGGAAAATGAGCAAAATCGACCCGATTTTGACACCATAGATGACGAAAATCTATGGGATGAAGGCATAATTAGCGATCAAGATTACACAGAATTCTCGGAAATGATCCAAAATGATGTCTTAAAAGACGAGGGGTTGAAGGAATGAGCTTACAAGATTTACTAAAACAAGGCGCCCCAGGTAAAAAAATTGGCCTTTCTGAGGAGCGTGTGCGCGCACAAATACCTAATTTTGTTAAATGGACAAGTTTTTGGCGAGAATATCCTGATATATTAGTAGATATGATGACTCCTCCCGATTCTACTTTCCGATTATTCTTTTATCAACGTATATTTCTGCGGGCCGCTATCAGATACAAGTATTGTTACGCTACATTTACTCGTGCCTTTTCAAAATCATTTTTATCAGTTTTAGTTTTAATGCTTCGTTGTATACTTTACCCCGGCGCAAAACTGTTTATTGCATCGGGTGGTAAGGAACAAGCCGCAAATATTGCGCGAGAAAAAGTTGAAGAACTTATTGATCTCTTGCCGCCCCTACATAAAGAAATAGACTGGCGGCCTGGCAAGACTCAATTTGCAAAAGACTATGTGCGAGTGCAATTTAAAAATGGTTCGCGGCTCGATATTGTGGCTGTGCGCGAATCCACTCGTGGAGGCAGACGCCATGGGGGTCTAATTGAGGAAGTAATACTGGTAGATGGCGAAAAACTCAATACTGTTATTTTGCCGCTCATGAACGTATCGCGTCGCGCTGCAAATGGAGAAGTAGATCCAAGAGAAGTATTAAATAAAAGTCAGATTTATGTTACTACCGCAGGATTTAAAGATAGCTTTGCTTATCAAAAACAATTACAGTTATTGCTGTGGCAGATAGTGCGGCCGGGTCAAGCTTTTGTATTTGGCGGCACTTGGCGTATTCCTGTAAAACATAGATTATTGGATCGCGGCTTCGTTCAAGATATGCGGCAGGACGGTACTTTTAACGAAGCAAGCTTTGGTCGTGAATATGAAAGTCAATGGTCTGGTAGTATGGATGATGCATTTTTTAATGCAGACATGTTTGATAAATATAGAGTATTAAATCAACCAGAAAGTGAATTTAGTGGTCGTGGCAATGCCGATCATTATTATGTATTTGGTGTTGACGTAGGTCGTCAAGGCGCACAAACAGCTATTATGGTTTTCAAAGTTAATCCGCAACCTAAAGGTGTTGGAATGAAATCCCTAGTTAATATCTTTACTGCGGATTCAGAACACTTTGAACAACAAGCCTTAATTTTAAAAAGATTATACTATCGTTTTATGCCTAAAGCAATAGCGGTTGATGCCAATGGTCTGGGTGCGGGACTAGTAGATTATCTAGTTACAAAAACTCGTGATACTCGTACAGGTGAAGAATTTCCTTCATTTGGTGTTATTAATGATGAGCGGGGAGATTACAGAAAATATTATGCAGATCAAGCCTTAGAAAGCAATCTTTTATATTTAATTAAAGCAAATGCCGAAATAAATAATGAGGCGCATGTTAATGTGGTAACACAATTTAGTTCTGGCAAAGTACGATTAATGATAGATGAAAAAACTGCAAAAGCAAAACTATTATCTACAAAAATGGGTAATGATATGACGCCTGAAGCTCGCGCAGATTATATGCGGCCATTCGTATTAACTTCTATTTTAAAAGAAGAAATGATGAATTTACGTGAAAAGCGTGAAGGAAAAAATGTAGTACTAGAACGAGCTAATAATAAAATACAAAAGGACAAATTTTCCGCATTTGAATATGGTCTTTATTATATAAAAATACTTGAAGATTCTGATAAAAAGAAAAGAGGCAAATATCGCGCCTCAGATTTTATGTTTTATAATTGACAAGGGAGTGAGTCTGATGCAAAACGTTTATTTAGATCCTCGAGCTATGGATAATTATATTTTTGAAAAATTATTAGAATCGGGTTATGCACCAGAACTTGAAGAAGTTCAGACCATTACCGATATTTTTATAGAATTATTAATTCAATTGCAATTAGCCGATCCAATAGAGTTGGAAAATGAGGAAGGATGACTATGGGCGCATTTAAAGCCGAGATGTCAAGAGGAGAAATAAAAGTTAAAGAAGTTTTAGAATTTGCGGGTTTGCTTTTCGAGCAACAATATGTTTTTCCAGATTTAAAAGCTTCTAACGGCTTGCCACTGCGGTTTGATTTTGCAGTCTTTGATGAAGATGGCGGTCTTGACTTTTTAATAGAGTACAATGGTGAACAGCATTATACGGCAGTAGCGGCTTATGGTGGCGGGCGCAAGTTAGCGCAACAAAAACATAACGATGCCGCGAAAATGAGATACTGTTCAAAGCATGGAATCCCCCTTATCATTATTCCATATTATGATTATGAAAAAATAGATTTGGAATATATTTTTGAAAAGGCAGGAATTTAAAATGGATAAACCAGTTATAACAAAAGATGGTATTTTATATTCAATTATAGGACTACTTTCTATTCTTGTTTTGATTTTTGGATTTAAAGCATTTAAAAAGAAATAAAGAGGAGGTGTTTTCCATTAAGAATCGTTCTAGAACCTACTCTCCTTCATATTTTGAAAGAGATAAATTAAAAGAGCTTTCTACTCAAGAAATTAACTATGCTTATAAAAATCGATCTTCTGCTGGATACAATGACTATGATGTAGGTCAATATCAAGCAATGGGTCGAAGTATTTATACAAAGCGAATAGTTGTAAAAGCTATTGAGAGTAGAGAAATTCCGCAAATTCGTTCCATTAGTAAACATTTCTTTTATACTAGTGGTGTTTATGGTCGAGCTTGCAGATACCTAGCTTTTCTTCCTACATATGATCATTTAATAACTCCAATGTTAATTCATGATGAAGTAAGAAAAGATGTTTTAGCAGGAGACTTTAATCGAGCTCTACGTTTTGTTGATTCCATGAATCCAAAAACTAAGCTTCAACAAATAGCTTTAAGTGTTGTAATTGAAGGTGTTTATTATGGATATGTAAGAAATAATGGAAATACTATACTAATTCAAGATTTACCTGTAAATTGGTGTAGAAGCTTATATAAAATAGATGGATTTTCTGTAGTTGAATTTAATGTAAGATATTTTGATATTATGTATAAAAGAGAAGTATCTCGAATTGAAGTTTTAAAATCAATGCCGGAAGAAATAGTGTCTGGCTACTTAGCCTATAAAAAAGCTGAGGTTCCTATTGACTCTCGAGATGGCGGAGCTTGGATTAAATTAAATCATAGCAATACTATGAAATTTACTTTAAATGAAGATGATACGCCAATTTTTGCACAAGCAATTCCGCACATTATTGATTTTGATGATATGGAATCAATAGCAAAGAAAAAATGGGAACAACAATTATTAAAAATTATGATTCAAAAAATTCCCCTAGATAAAAATGGTGATTTTATTTTTGATATGCAAGAGGCTGCCGCGATGCATTCCAATGCTGTGCGCATGTTAGCGCGAGCAATGAACATTGACGTTCTAACTACTTTTGCTGATTCTCAATTATTAGATTTAGAAACCAAATCTTATGGTGGACAACAAACAACAGAATCTTGGGAAAAATCTATTTACAATGATTTAGGATTATCTCAACAATTATTTAATACCGATGGAAATTTAGCCCTAGATAAATCTATCCGAAATGACGAATCTATTATAGGATATTTATTAAGTCAAATAGAGGATTGGCTTAATTTTCAATTATCATTAAAATTTTCTGATAAAAAGTATGATTATATATTTAAAATTTGGTTTCCTCGATTAACTCAACACAATCGTGAAGAAATGGCAAAATTATATAAAGATCAAGCCGCTATGGGTTTTTCTAAACAACTTCCTGCTTTAGCACTTGGTCAAAGTCAGGCAAATTTATTATCAACAATTTTATTTGAAAACGACATATTAAATTTAGACGATATTATGAAACCTTTAAAAATGGCTTCTACTATGTCTA